CCAACGAGGGGAGCGTCAAGCGCGTGGCCAGCGCGATGTATCTTGTTCCCCAGGCCGGTACCGAGATGAGCCACATTGCCATCACCCATAATTGCACACGCTTTCACGCATGATGGTGGCAATCAGCCCGTCGCCGGCCACCTTGCACATCAGCATATGCTGGTGGTCGGTATACATCTGCAAAAATTCCTGGCTTTGCTGCAGCAGCTGCGGCGTTGTGGAAAACTGCTTGCCCATGAAAGAGACCGTGATGCGGTCGCCACGCGCGCCGTGGTCGTAGGCGTGCTCATTACCGTTCACATGGCAGCAATCAAACCCGAACAGGTGCTGCTCGCGATAGCCGAGCACATGCGCCAGCGGGATGGCGCGCAACGTCACCGAGCTCCCCCCGTTGACCCGCGGCGTTCCCTCGCCGTAGAGCGCGTCCGGCGTGTCATCGTAGGGTGCCCAGACGTGCACACGCTGCCCCGCCAGCGCATCAAGCACCGCGGGGTCGCAGGTCGCGCACACCAGATAGGTCACGTCACGGTGCGGCCGGCGATAGAACATCGCATGTGCGGGACCGGGGTCGAATATCACGCAGTATTTCGGGATGATGCCCTGCGTGATCAGAAAGTCGTGCACCGAGCCGCAGGCAAAAACCGTTTTGAACGCGCGGATTTTGTCGAGGCTCTCGCCCGTCGAGGGCCCGCCTGACACCAGCGCGGCAATGCGGATGCGGCCGAACGCGTAGTCGGGGAGCTCGGTGAACGCCGGGAGCTTGCGCGCCAGGCACGCCTGCGCGTTGGCTACGCGCCGATCGAGCGGCACCTCGACGCGCAAATCCAGGCGCGCAATGGGTATGCCGGCATCCACATCAAATCCGCTGTATCCATGACGTATCGGTGATGCCACCCACCGTCGCCGTCGCCTGGCCGATGGTCGATGGCGCACCGGTGCCGCTCGGCAGTACGACCAGGCTGGGCACCGCCTGATAGCCAAAGCCGGCATCCCCAATCACGGCCGCCGCCGCGCCCGGCGAGGGCTGCAATTTGCCGCCCGCCGTCGAGGTGCCTTGCAGCTGCGCAATGCGCGGCAGCACTAGGCCGGTGTCCGCGATCGGGCCCGCCACGTTGCTGGCGCGGGTACCCGAGACGATGCCGCCGGCGGCCATCACGATGAACGGCTGCGCGTTGCCGTAGCCGGTGCCGGACAAGCCGGAGCCGATGGTGAAGCCGGTCACGACAAAGTTCATGACGGCGGTCGCCGCGGTGGTTGACGCCGGGCTAAACGTGAACGTGGGCACCGCCGTGAGCACGGTCCCTTGCGCGCTCGGATAGAGCGCGGTGAGCGTGCCGGAGCCGGCCAAGGTCGCGTTGACGGTCAGCACGCCGTTGCGGCCGGCGGTGTCGCGCGGGTCGTTGACCAGGGTGAGGTTCGGCGCCGACACGTAACCGGCGCCCTGGTTGGTCACGGTCGCCGTGTTGATGGCGCCGCCGGAAATCGTGCACACGCCGGTTGCCTGCACGCCGCCGGCGCCCGGCGCGTCAAACACCAGGATCGGCGGGAACAGGTAACCGGTGCCGCCGGCGGTGATGGCGAGCGTGCTGTTGATGGCGCCACCCACCACCGGCACCCAGGTCGAGCCGCCGCTGGAGGCGGTCACCGTGAGCCCGGTCGCCGCGGTTCCGATGCCGTTGGTGTAACCGGACCCGGCATTGGTGATGAGCGCGCCGATCGGCGTCCCGGTCAGGTTCGCCAGGCGGAATGATGCGCCATCGCTGTCGATAACCAGCGGCAAGCCGGTGTTGCTGGCGTTGATGGTGCGCCACGCATTTTGGATCGGATCGAGCCACTGCAGCGAGGTGTATGGCCCCGGCGCCACCATGTAGGTGCCGCCAGGCAAGACGAACGCCTCCGACGCTGACAGCGTGATGGCGTTGGTGAACCCGGCCGCGACCGGAGGCGCACCGGAAAAGTTCGGAACCAGACCGCCGGCAACATTGAGCGGGATGCCGGCTCCGCCTAGACGTGGGAATGCCATGGGTTGCTCCCCCTCCTGTTAGAAGGCTCCGCCGGTGATGCCGGTGACGCGCATGCCGGAAATCGGCTTGGTGCACACGATGTTGAACGCAACAATCACGACCCCGATGTTTGCGATCTGCAGGTTGGGGATCGCGCTGTACCATCCACTGAATGCAAACGGTGCATCCTCTGACAAATAGAGCGCGAGATAGCGACTGTTGATCAGATAGGCGGTGCCCTTCGGACACCATGGGTCCATGAAGATCGGCGTGTCGGCGAGCATCAATCCGCGGAAGCCAGCGTTGACGACCGTGTCGGCGCCGTAGCGCGAGCCGGGTCCGGTGTTGAACTGCTCCAAACTCATAAAATCGGTCATCAATGTCGTCCAGTCCGAGGGCGACATCACGACAAAGTCGGGCGCTTCGCCACCGCCGCCGATCGAGCCGCCGGTCGGGCCGGTCGTGGTCTGCACGATATATTTGATGAAGGCGGTGCGCGTGAGCACGCTGCCGGCGCCGGTGATAAGCTGCGCCTGCCAGAACGCGCCGGACGCGCCGGTGCGCGAGATCGCGCCGTACGTCGACACGTTGGTGCCGTCGTCATAGGCCTGCAGCAGGCTGTCCACCTGCGATGGCTGCGCCACGTTGTTGGTGAATGCGGCCGAGCTGATGGCCTGAACCGCAACGGTTTTGGCATCGGCCATGCGCGCCTTGAGCAGCGGGATGACCACCTCGCTCGACTGGATGATGGCTTCCATTCCCATGAATGGAATGGGCACGACCCCCAGCTTGAGATTGAACTCGGCATTCTGGATGGCAGCAACGTCGGCCGGCTGCGGGAAGGTGCCGGAATAATCCGACCAGCTGAATGAAACGAACGAGCTGTTCTGCACCGGCACAGTGACTTGCGACACGCCGCCGCGCGCGCGCTGCGCATTGCGCATCAACAGCGATAAGAGCGGCGTCGCCTTGTAAATCTGCACGACCAGGCGCGGGATGAAGGCTCGACGCGTAGCGGCAACTAATTGATTGCCGATCGCTCCACCGGGAACGATGCCTAGGCCGGTCTGCGGCATGATAACCCCCTCGGGTTAGGGGGCGCGCCCTCGCCCAGGTTTCCTCAAGTCTTAGCCTTCGCGGAAAGCCTTGCGCGCTTCCCGTTCGGCCCACGCGTCCTCGTTCTCGAATAACAGCTTGGTGTCGGGGTCCTCGCTGGGTTGCCCAAAGCCCCAGGTGGTCGGCTGGAAGCCCGACGGGATGATGTCGACCGGCGCATTGGTCTTGTCGAACAGGGCGGCGGCCGCCTCCGGATCGCCGATCTTGCGATCGACCATCAGTTTCTGAATTTTGCTGATGCCTTCCTCGGTGTAGCCGGCATCCGCCAGGCGACCGAACGCGGCCTTGGTCTCGTTGTCCTGCGCGCGTTTGTCCTGCGCATCGAGATATTTGTCGAGCTTCTCCTCAAGCCTGGTCAGCCGCTGCACCTCCGGCGCCTCCGCCAGGCGGTCCTCGTCGGTGGTGATTTCGGGATAGTTGGCTTTCAGCGCACGCTGATAGTCACGCCGCGATTTCGGATTGTTGTTGAGTTTCTCCAGCACGCCGCGCATCTGCTGCAGCTGCTGATATTCGGCCTCCTCAATCTCGCGCATGTCACGTCACGTGCTTGATCGTCATTTCCGGGGCGCCCGGTGCATTGTGCACGGAGCCCGGCCGCTGCGGGTCGTGGCCGCCCGGCATCGCCGAGCGGCGCGCGCCAATCTCGGCGATGTCCATTTCGACCTTCACGACCTGCGCGTCCTTGCCGATCAGCTGATTGTAGGTCGGGCCGGGAAACCTATTTGATGCCATGAGAGGCCTCCTGTGTTTCAGATACCGGCGGCACCGGGAGCACCACCGGGAGCCGGCGGGCCACCCGAGGGCGCGGGCAGTCCCGCCGGTCCCGGCGGACCACCTCCCCCGCCACCGAGGGAGCGCATGACCGACTGCAGCATCCCGCTCTGTTGCGCGTTCTGCTGCATGTCGCGAAGCGTGGTTTGCTGAACGCCAGGCACCTCCGCACTCGGAGTGACATGGCGGGAAACGGATTGAATGGCGGAGAGCACCGCCTTGTAGGGGTCGCTGCCGGTGGGCAGATTGGGCAGCGCCTTCTCAAGTATCTTAATGGCCTCCCGCACCTGACTGAGCGCATTAGCATTGTTGCCTGGTGAACCTGTCGGCACGCCAAGCGGCGACGCCCCCATCGGGGCACGCCCAGACAATGCGGGAGGCAAGTCAAGGGGCGGCAACAGTCAACCTGAAGCCGCGGAGCTATCGGAAGCGGCGGGAATTACTTCCGGCGACCCCTGCGGTGCTTTCGACGACGAGCCATGGTGGACCTCATCTTTGAACCGTGCGGCTCAAGCCTGAACACGGGTTCGGTGGGTGCGCCCTCGGGTCGTGTCAGCGCTTGCGGCCCTTGCTGGCGAGCTCAGGATGCTGTTGCAACATCGCTGCCTGCGCGGCCGCACGTGCCTCCGCGTGCTCGATCAAAATATCCTGCTGTGGCGGCCTGGTCAACATGATCAGCTCGGCCGGTCCAATGGCACCGGCTTTCGCCAGCATGAACGCCTTGCGCTCCATGTCCTCGGAAAACACCGGCGAGCCCGAGTGGCTGTCCACCGCCACCCGGTAGTCGTCGAGCATCTGCGAGAGCATGAACTCCTCTTTCGCCTTTGAGCGATAGACGCCGGCGTCCTTCGCCTGCAGCAGCTTGAAGCAAAAGTCCGCGTGCGCGGCGCACTGGCGCTCGACCAGCAGCGCGCGGTCGCGGATGCGTGGGCTGCCGGTGCGCAACAGCGTCTGCGCATGCGAGCCCGCGCGCACGCCAGGCTCACCCTGGCCCATGGTGAT